CATCCCGATTCGATGCATATGTTCCATATGCATGCCCAACTGTCGAAAGAAGGACGTCCAAGGGAGAGCGCTTGGTCTTGGTTTCTCTACCCCAGACTGCTCGAGTCATGAATTCTCTGCTTTCCCTGAAAGCTAAAAAGTTACATTGCCCAGGTGTTTTATTTGGATTAACAACAAATTGGTGCTTCAGGTAGGTGGCCCCTCTCCGAGTAAGCCATCCACCAAATACATCTGAACAAAATGTTGCCCCAGAATAAATATCCCGTATAATAACCCCTAAGTACCTCTGGCAGAACTCAGCAAACTTGTCTGCACAAAAATACTGTGCTGAGAGGCCTTCTCCTCGATTGTACAAATGGTCATCACCATATACAATGATACGAACTTCATTAAGCAATGCATTTTCCAACTCTTCTCGATGCTCAAAAGGAGCCTGTTCTATAGTAACGACACCAAAAAGGAAGAAATACATAGCCATAATCCAAGAATCCATATGTGAGGTATTATAACATCCTGAAGGAACTTGACCGCGAACCCAGGCCCACTCTGACGAAAAAATTCGAGTCAAGCGTGTGATCATATTTGATAATAACCACTTTGTTATTTGACGTTTTAACTCAAAATCAGCTGATGTCTGATCTTCATGTATCTGCATTGTTGAGTAATAAAGATTTACAAAGAATTCCAGTACTGACTGATCAAAATTCTTTGCATCTCCCTCTTCAATAATCTTCTTGAAACAGTTATAAAGATTGACACCCAGCATCTTCGCCAGTTTATCAGGGCCTCCCTGAGAATGGGAATAGCCAACACTAATCACCCATCCTCTTTCTTTATGATGGCGCAAATTAGAAACCATCTTTTCTCCCAGAATAAAGATACTAGAAGGTATCACAAAAAGTCTAACTTTCTTTTTCCAAGTCTCCCATTCTTGATCTATGAGCTGTTTAACCCAGGAAAAAAAATTTTCATTCTTTGGAGTAATATTCCAATACACTGGTGGAGCTTCTCCTGTACGAAGAAACTCCAATATTGCTTCCAGATCTGACTGGAAAGAATCTATTTTTTTCCCCTTCGGGCTAATGTAGATAGGCTGATCGAAACCTGGATCCGTAATGACAAAATTCTTTCCGAAATTTATTCCATTACTTGCTCCTAAATACATCCCATCTAAGTCATCTACTGAAAGAGAAGATTTATCCATACCGAACTCATAGATACCCATCTTATGATACAGGATATCCATCGCCCGAGGAACATGTTTTTTTATTTCTTCAAATGCTTTTGGTACTTCTTGTGTCGGCCGACTCATATTCAGTATTGAATCTGAATACTTTAATGGAAACAAATTCGACATCGCTGAAACAACGAAAGGACGTCCTTGATAATTTCCCATTACATTCCAATACGAACTTTCTTTCTTCAATATCATATCTTGTAATGCTGGAATCGGATCATTTAGCTCTGCTCCTGTTTCACCGGACTGAGCTGGAACCCATTTTTCTTCCGTAATTTCTATTTTCATCGGATCTAATTGCATACCAGCAGTAGAACTTGAGTCTGGTAGAGGAATATAATTACGAACTATTACTATTTTTTTAACCCACTCACGGCGTGGCTGAACCCACACGTTATAAGTAAGTCGTTCCCAAGTGGCCAAATGTACTGCAAACTTCTTCTTCAAATGGCGATAATCTGCTATCATCAGAGACTTTAGAACCCGAGAGTCTGGCATCCCTAATTCACGAGATTCTGGCCAACCTCCCCGAAAGTCCTTATCCAATTGCGTCGGAACTATTGAATGTTTTTTATTTAAAGAAAGCTTAATCCGTTCCGCTTCAAAGTCCCCATCTACTGGACTGGGAACCCCATCTCGTACTTTAAAACTCGCTGCTATATGACTAGAGGCATCCAGGATCCTTTCTTCCAAACTTCCACGCAAAGATGAATGTTCATAACCTGATGTGGTAGGATGAATACCACGAACAGTAAAAGCGCATTCACAATTCTTATGTTGACATTTTTCATTTGTCATCGTTATGTCAAAGTACTCCGACATTCTTGATTGTGCAAAAAACCAATGCAATGCCGTATCCTTATATACCGAAAAACGAGATAAACGCTGCACTACGTAATACTTCGTTGACGGGTATCGAAATGGTGTATGTACTTTAAACGCCTTCACTTTTATTGACGGAGATTCACAACTCCGTCTCGTGAAGCTTTATCAGATCCTAATCAAATAG